CGCTGCTTTGCATCCAGCATCTGCTTCTTGATAGTCACACGCTCATCATAATACTCTTGAATGATCTGTGGGATGATACCCTCAACGTCATTACGAAACAACTGACCAGTGGCAGTCAGACACATATCGTCTGGAATGTCTGCGTCTTTCTTTTGAGAACAAAGGTCAAGCAACTCATCAATCGTTGTGCCTGACCGAATGTCATTCACCACTGTTTCAGGACTCATATTGTACTGCATGATGATGTGTGGATACAGACTGTTTAGGTCAAACGATACAACCCACTCGTGACTACCCACCTGCGGATCTTTGACGTGACCACCTTCAATCGTATTGTAATCAGACATACGCTTTTGTGGCACGACAATCTTACGCTTCTTGAACTCGTTGTAGAGGATAGCATCCCAGATACCGACAGTGCCAAGCGTATCCTTCAGTGTACATTTAGCACGGTATGCCATGGTCAGAACCAAGTCAATCAAACCCAACTTGTCTTCGATACGGTCAACCAACTCCACGTCTTTGATGTTATACTCAACGAACTTCTGATAGTCATGCTTGTATAGCATATGAAGCGAACCATACTCACTGTAGTCTAGTTTTTTCTCACCGAGCACCACGTTAGCAATATGGTCTAGCTTGTAAGACTCCTGCTGACCCAGAGTGTTGAGTGTAAACTTACGAAACAGGTCGATGTAGTCAAGTTGAGTGACACCCATGATACGATAACCGATCTGTTGACGACCAGCAATCATCTTGTTGTCTTGGTCTACCTTACGCCATGGTGACAGACTCTGGACCATCTCATCACCAAAGATACGAGCAACACGATTGACGATGTAAGGGATATCAAAGAAGTCTGAATACCAACCAGTGATGATATCAGGTGTATGGTCACCCCAGTATTCAAGAAAGTCAAGCAGCATGGTTCGCTCATCTTTGCACTGGCGATACAGCACAGACTGCTCACACTTGTCGGAGTCAAACTCATATAGACCCCAGGTATGATACTGACCGCTGTTGTTGTTTTTGATTGTGATGGTGATGATTTCGTGCTTGGCTTCTGCTGGTTCTGGGAAACCATCTTCGGATGCAACCTCAATATCAATCGTACAGATATTCATCTTGGTACGGTCATACTTGATATTTTTAGGAAACATCTCGCTGATGAACTGATGCACATAGTTGGTTGTGCCATAGACATTAAACCCCTGCACACCATCATACTTCTCCAGGAAGTCTTTGCAGTCACGCATAGTTCCAGGTTTCATCTCAGCGACTGGTATGCCGTCCAGTGATTTCCAAGTCTCGTTGCCCTTACCTGTCACATGAAAGGTAGGTTCATACCGAATCTTCTTCTCGACTCGCTTGCCGTCTTTGTAGCCCCGGAACATGATGTTGTTACCGAGTCTGTCCACGTTTGTATAATAAAAAATAATTGCCTCCAAAGCAAAAGGGGAGCAGTTGCCCACTCCCCTATACTACTATATTCTATGGTAGGTGTCAATGAAAAAATTTATGCGCTACTACTGAAATAGCAGTTAGCCCAAAAAACATTCCAAACACACCCATAAAGAAAATGCTGTCTGGTGATTGTGATAGGTAATCCATTATAGGTATCCTTTCGTTAAAGCAACATTGATTCTATAGTTTTGGATACGACGCATCTCCTTGATTTTGTGGTCTAGGTCTGCGTGGTCAACCGAATCTTCTAGATACTTGCTCGTTGCAGGTGAAGTGAAATAGTTAATGATCTGCTTGATCAGTTTCATCTTGTGCCTCCTTGATGTCCATCTTGCGTGGCTTTTTGTTCTCAGGAATAATGTTCTCTAGGAAAACTTTTAACATTCCGTTTACGAGTGAGGCATCCTGCACTTCAATAGTATCAGCAAGGTTAAACGTCCGAGTGAACCCTCGGTTCGCAATACCTTTATAAAGAAGATTATCGGCATCGTCTTTTGAATTACCAGTAATCTTTAGGGTGTCTCCATCGATTTCGATTTCGATGTCAGACTTTGAAAATCCAGCAACAGCGATCTCCACGGTGTATTTGTTTTCGTCTACCTTTCGAATGTTATAGGGTGGGAAGTTAGGCACAGTTTTACCCAATTCTTCTGAATGCTTCAGCATCTGATCGTAGACCCGATCTAGACCGACAAACATAGGGAAATCTGTGATGTTGAAAAAATGTTTAGTCATTGCTTGTTCCTCCTGTTAAGCAAGGTTAAGTATGTCTGACACCCATTAGGCGTGTCATAAAAATGAGCAAAGAAACGCTCTTTGCTCACTATTATTTAGACTAGAATAACGAAATATTGTTTCGCTATTTTTCTAACTCAGGTATGCAATCAACGCATAGCAAAGTTAGTTAGAGTTGCAAATAACATAGTTGTTACGAACAGTGCAACCATAGTTACTGATAGATGGTGAGTTTGAATGAGCCTGCCCACCACCCTGATTCACGATGACTGGTGTGCCATCGTAGTTATGGCGGCGTTGATTGCTGACTTGAGCATCATCAATCCGCTGACCGTTCATGTCAATCCGATAACTATTTTCAGTAATCCGTTGACCGTTACGACCAATACGCATAGTGTTGCCATTGATAGCCGTGCGGTTCTCATAGGGCATTGCTAATGAGTTGCCGACAAAAGCACCACCGCCAGCACCTAACAAAGCACCAGCAGCAGTGGCAAGCACCTTACCTTGCCCCTTACCAAATTGATTGCCACCAAGTGCACCCAATCCAGCACCAAGAATACCACCACCCATCTTACCCATGGTGGTTGCCTGACAGGCACCAAGTGATAAGGCAATACCAGCGATAGCAAGTGTTTTCATATAGTTATTCATTTCAAGTTCCTTTATAGTTTCATAATCATTCTTATATAATATAATGCATCTTATATTATATGTCAAGTACTTTTTAGAAATATTTTTTCAACATTTCTAATTTATCGTCATATTCTGCCATGATCTCAAGCTCCTTCTCAATCGTATCCATGATATCAGGATGCTCTGCTAGACCGACAGTGTGACGCAGAAGCACTTCGATGTTTGCACGATGCTTCTGAATATGTGCATTGAAGTGTGCCTCGCTTGCTTCTAACAGCATATTACGAGTGCGATATTCAGTTGTTTTATCTTCATCTTCACCAGTTACATCACCATACATTACTTTTTCCTTCCAATACTATATTTTGCTACAAGTTCCCAATCGTTCTTTTCTTTATAGGGTAGAATTTTAATTTGATTCAACGGTGCTACAGGCTCTGCTGTCTTTGTTGAATCGACTAGAGTAACTAGATCCCACTGCTCTAATAGATTAGCAATAGTGTTACGTCTAGCAATGTCTGCTTCATTCTCGTTGAAGTCAGAGGGTTTGCCATCAAGCGCAAAGAGTTCTTTGAAGTGAACAATAAAGTACCGACCCTGCTTGTGTAGAATGTGACAGGATTGATATAGCTTATGATCTTTGCGAGAGGCAACGCCAATACGGGTCAGCGTTTCTTTTACTTTGAGGAAGTCATCTTCGTTTTTCAGATGCACTTCAATCATTGTTGTTAAATCAGTCATTTCATACCACCTTTACTCATTTTTTCTTTTATTGATACCAATTGTTCATCACCAAGAATTTTGAGTGCTTCCTTCGCTTTTTTGACTGAATAACCATAATAGTCAATGACTGCTTGCAAGTCCTCATCATCAGTGGCTTTATGCCATTTAGAGAAACGCTTCCGCTTCCTGACGATATTTAGTAGAAACGAATATTGCATGATATGGTCTAGGTCGCCATGCATATTCATCAGATTGGCATACTGAACTGTGTCGGCAAAGTATGAAAGTGACTTGTTAGTTAGATATGGGTTATACGTCCTCTCTGCTAGTTCTGGATTGTCAGAGTTGGTGATGATATCTTTCTTGCCCAGATTGATATCGGTTACGAAGTCAAACGGATTCATGACCACTCACAATCTGTCATCAGTTCAACTAGACATGCCACATTGTTAATCTCATGGTCAACCACAAACGCTGACTGATATTGATACTTAGCAAGGATGAGAACCATCTGAGCGATGCTTGCTGGTTTCATATTCTTACTGGCATGGTTGTAGAGATTGCGATACAGAGTAGCAGTTTCAATATCACTGTTGTCTACAACCCACTTACGAATGCCAGTGAAGTCCTGACTGCCAATCATCTTCACCAGAGAGTCAAACGACTCATCACTCATGTTAGTAAGGATACCAACATCGATGTTGCCAGTGACAGAGTATCGCTGCAACTCATTTAGAATACGTCGCCAGTCTGGCATGTGCTTCAACATCAACTCAGCAATGACCTTCTGGTCGTACTTGATACCCTTCATCTTCAGGATATTCTCAATGCGCCGCATAAACTGAGGTGCAAGACCAGATAGTTCTTTCTTACTGATATTGAACTCAACAACCGAACACCGACTGTGTAGTGGTTCGATGATACGATTCTTGAAGTTACAAGTGAGGATGAAACCACAATTGTTAGAAAACTCTTCCATGAAGTTACGGAGAGCAGGCTGTGTAGACTGTGGATTTAGATAGTCTGCTTCATCGAGGATGACATATTTACGCTTACCGTTGAACGATACCGTAGAAGCAAACTGTTGGATCTCAGTTCGAAGGGTGTCGATATTACCCTTCATCGAACCGTTGATGATTAGATAATCGAGATCCAATTCACTCAGGAGAGCCCTGGCAACGGTTGTTTTACCGATACCAGGACCACCACTGAGAAGAAGATTAGGAATCTGCTCTTGGTCCACAAACGCTTGAAACACATCTTTCAGGTGTTGTGGTAGAACACACTCCTTGATTGACCGAGGGCGATACTTCTCGACCCATAGATATTCTGACATAACAAACCTTTCAACATTTAATCACGACCACGACGTTTTATAGAATCAACATTACCGTTCTGGTCAATTT